AAGCGCACAGCCCCCCAAGCAGCAGTCTCCAAGGAACGTCAGGCCCGGTCTGAGCGGCTTCGCAACAGCGGCAGCTTCAATGACGGCGTTGCCGCGCTTCAGGACTTCGACCTCTAGGAGAAACCCTCATGGCTCAGGCAGCCAACACCTTCGAAACCTACGATGCCGTAGGTAATCGCGAGGAACTGGCGGATCGCATCTGGATGATCACTCCAGAAGAAACCCCGTTCCTTTCCCTCATCGGCCGCAAGTCGGTCTCGTCTGTTCACCCCGAGTGGCAGACCGACACCCTCGGCGCCGTTGACCTCACCAACAACCAGCCGGAAGGCAACGATTGGTCGTACGACGCAATCACCGCCACCACCCGCGTTGGCAACTACACGCAGATTTCCGAAAAGTCGCTCCAGATTTCCCGTACGCAGGAAAACACGGACAAGGCTGGCCGGAAGTCGGAACTGGCGCGCGAAGTGGCCAAGAAGTCCACCGAGCTGAAGATCGATATGGAATCGATTGCGCTCTACAACCAGGCTGCTTCGGCGGGCTCCGGCAACGGCGCCACCAATCGCAAGCTGGCTGGCTTCCGTGCGTGGCTCGCTACCAACGACAGCCTCGGTTCGGGCGGTTCCTCGGGCTCGTTCTCGAATGGCATCCAGGGCGCAGCGACCAATGGCACCCAGCGTGCCATGACCAAGGCCCTCATGGATGATGTTGTCCTTTCCACCGCGAACGCGGGCGGCAAGGCCAAGGTCTTCATGATGTCCAACTACAACAAGACCGTCGCCAGCCGTTTCCTCGATGACGCGGACGTTGTTCCGCTTCGCAAGGAAGTCGGCAAGGGGCAGGCCATGATTGTCGGCGCGGCAGATTCCTATCTGACCGACTTCGGCCTCGTGACCTTCGTTCCCAACGTTCAGATGACCCGCGCTGGCTCCGATATCGCCCGCAACGTGTTCCTGATCGACCCGTCGATGGTCACGCTGGGTATTTTCGATGACATCCAGATCCACAAGCCGGCCAAAACCGGCGACGCTGAGAAGCGGGTTCTGAACGTCGAATACACCCTCATCGTCAACAACGAAGCGGCCCACGGCGTCATCGCTGACACCTACGGCCTGAGCGCATCCTCGTAAAGTTTGGTCTCTGCTGCGGGGCGGCCTTGTTGTCGTCCCGCCTTCCACCCCATCCAAAAGGATCAATCAAATGCCTATCACCCACGTTCCCGTGTCCATCCCGGACGCGACGACCTATACGGTCCTGTCGGACAATACCGGCATCATGCACTACTTCCCCGACTTCACGTCCACTTGCACCGCAACCCTTCCCTCTCCGAAGGCAGGACTGTGGTTCGAGTTCGCGTATTCGGGCGTTGCGGCGGATGCGCAGAACTTCGTGATCACGACCGGTTCAGACACCAACTACTTCATTGGTGGCCTGACCTTCATCGACCACGACAGCGATGTCGTTGCCCCCGTGAACCCGGACGGCAACAGCAACAGCAAGCTGACTCTCGTCACGCCTGCATCCGGCACCGTTCTCCGCATCGAGAGCGCCAACGGCACGACCTGGGTTGTGTCCGGCTTCGCGGCCAGCGCGACCGTCCCCACCTTCGCGGATCAGTGACCAAGTGGGGCGGGGCTTCGGTCCCGCCTCTTCCTGCCCCGCAGTGATGCGCGGCTTTCCCAAGGGCGCTCCCGGCCCCTCAATCGAAGGACACTCTCATGGCACTCTCTGCCGGTTCCCAGCAGGGGACGACAATCAGTCGTACTCTGAACAAACTCAAGTACGCGGTTACCGATGTTGCCAGCGACATCACGACCGCCACGACCAGCGACGTTGTCGTCATGTTCGATGCATCGGACAACTACACCCCGAAATACGCCGACAGCGCCAACGTGTTCGAGCTGATGGGCATCACGGCTTCGGCCGCCGAGATCAACGCTCGATCCGCAGCCGCATCTCGCCTCGTCAATGTCACCGACGCAGCGACCTACACCGTGCTTGCCGCCGACAGCGGCAAAATCCATATCATGCCCAACTTCACCTCAAGCTGCACGCTGACGCTCCCGACCGCTGCGGCCGGGCTTGAATACACGTTCATCGGCAAGGCCGTCGCGGCCGACGCCCAGAACTGGATCATCAAGTCCCCGAGCGCCACCAACTACTTCATTGGTGGCGTGTCATTCGCTGATACCGACGCTGGCGCTGGTGCCGACGAAATCCATGCGGGTATCTGGTCAAACGGCTCGACCAACGACTTCCTGACGGTCGTCACCCCCGGCGCAGGGACGTACATTTACGTGATCTGCGACGGCACCAACTGGATCGTCAACGGCCAGGTCTCCTCGGCCACCGTCCCCGCGTTCTCTGACACCTGATGGCTCGAAAGTACCAAAGGCGCGGGCAATCGTCCGCGCCTCCTCCCCCTGAAACTGGAGTTGAACCTGTGTCCACGGACGCCCTCAACGCATCTGCCCCGGCCAAGCCGGTTATTCCTGACGCCATCCTCGCAGAACCGCCCGTCGCGGCGCCAAAGCCCAAGATGGTCCGCGTCAAACTCCTGCGCAACTATCGCCCGCAGGAACAAATCGACCCCACCGACCCCAAGAAGTTGCGCCGGCTTGATCCGGTGTTTGAGATCGTCGGGCACTGGAAGCCGGCCGTCATCGTCCGCAACAAGCTCGGCAAGGAAGAAACCCTGTCGCCAGAGGTCTTCGTCGAAGACGAGCCCGCACCGTCGCCCAAGGCCGGTGTTGGCTACGTGGACAAGATCTGGGCTGGCACCATCGTTCGCTTCACCGCCGACGAGGCCCGGTACATCCGCGCCAACGGCATCGGAGAGATCGAAATTGACGATTAAGCTCACCGAAGCCGACTGCCGGAACGTGACCTGGCAAGTGGTCGAAGTGACGCCAACCTATCGCCGTTCGGTTGGGCGGGGATCACACCCGATAACGGGCCTGCCCATCGAAGTGATGAAGACTGAGCACTTGGCGGACGAGGCCATACAGGCTCTCAACACCGAGGAACGCCTGTCACGCGACAGCAAGTCGTGGTCCTCCGGCGCCGGTTCGGACAAAGGCGGCAACGTCCCTATGGTCCGCGTTGGCAGAATCCCACTCAACAAGCTCTTTGCCGACATCGCTCCCAAGATGAAAGAGGGCGATGAGGAGCACCTGAAATGGTGGCTCAACCGGCCCGAGAATGCGCCCTTCAGGACCAGATCAGGACGGTTGTAAATGGCCTTGGGCACATATTCCGACCTCTCGACTGCCATCGGCACTTGGGAGGAACGCACCTTCACGACTGCCGAGACAGATGAGTTCATCCTGCTCACCGAGGCCAATGCCAATCTCCGGCTGGCCTCCGACTTCCGGCGCCGCACGAGCGCAACCATCAACACCACGACTGCCGGGGTTGGCACGCTGCCATCGAGCTTTATCGGCATGGTCTCGCTCACCCGCGACGTAGTGGGCTCGGTTCCGCTCAAGCAGGTGAGTGCATCCGCCCTGATCGACCGCAACCCGTACGAGGATAGCGCCGACGCAGAGGTTTACGCCCTGCTGTCGTCCACCACGCTACAGGTCGCGCCCGTCACCGATGACAACTACCTCGCGGTCTATTCCACCGTGGTCCCGGCGCTCACGAGCAGCAACACGACCAACTGGCTGCTGACCCTCGCGCCGCACTACTACCTCTTTGGCTGTCAGGCCGCTGCCGCTGCCAAGTTCAAGGCGTATCAGGAAGCGGCAATGCTGGACGCCAAGGCGAACGCCATCCTCGACCAGATCATCTCACAGGGCAACTTGGCTGAATACGCCGATGCCGAGATGACGCTGCCCTCTTACGGCTTTGTCTGATGCAGTTCCCCTTTGGGCCATTGTCCCCTGATGCTGGCGAGACCATTCCCGGCATCTGCTTGACCGCTGAGAACGTTCTGCCGCTGCCGGTGGGCTATGGCCCCATGCGCGGGCTGACGGTCCCTGCGACGGCCACAGCGCTCGCGGCGGGGCCGAAGGGGATCATCTCCCTTGTCAAGCGCGACGGCACTTGGGCGGTGTTCGGCGCTACGTCTTCAGACTGGTATAACATGGGGGCGGACTACACCTTTGGGGCGTCAATTGCCTCTGGGTTCGCACTGACCTCTGGCGATCACTGGTCTTTCCTGCACTTCGGCGCGCAACTGCTCGGCACGAATACGACCGATGGCATGTACGCCTACAACGTCGAAACGCCGGCCGGTGCATCGGTCATTACAGCTGCGGGCAAGCCCCGGTTTATCTTCTCCTGCGCCAATGTTGTCATTGGGCTCGATTGCCTCGACAACAACGGCGTGCGGGACAACCGGCTGATCCGCAACTCAGCCATCAACGACCATACGGATTGGGTGGGAGAGGGCGCTGACTACCAGCCCCTTGAAAGCGGTGGCGCGCTGATCTGCGGTTGCGACGTGAAGGGCAACACGGCCGTCATCTTCCAGGAGCGGGCTATCTCGGTCATGCAGTTCGGCAACGCCCCGGGCAGCGCACTCTATTCGCTCTACAAGCTGGTGGACGGCACGGGCTCGGTCGGCGCTCGCTCGATGGTCCCATTCAATACCTCGGTCTACTTCCTCGCGACGGACGGCTTCTGCCGGTACACGGTTGGCGCGCAGGACGTGGAGCGCATCGGGGCAGGCAAGATTGACCAGTGGTTCCTCAGCCGCGTCGATCAGGCCAACCTCGATGAAGTGCAGGGCAGCGTTGACCCGCTCAACAAGATCATCTGGTGGCGCTGGCTTCGTCAGGGCAATTCGACGGACGTGTTTGTCGATATGATCGGTTACAATTGGCAGTACGACCGCTGGGTCACGAGTGACGAAGAAACCTCCTACCTAACCCGCATCGCAACTCCCGGCTACGTCCTCGACGCGATGGACGCGTTCGGGGTGCTGGACAGCATCACTACCCCGCTCGATGATCGCTTCTGGCAGGGCGGGCAGCCGGTGTTTGCGGCGCTCGATGCGGACTACAAGTTCGGGACGTTCTCTGGCGCCAACAAAGCCGCCATCATCGAGACCAGCCTGCAAAACAGCCCCGTGACGGGCTTGGTGACGCGCGCCACGCCGATAGATGACGCGACGGCAGGAACGACAGAACTCGGCATCAAGGCTCAACTTTCCGACAGCGTGACATGGAAGGCCGGGGTTGCCAAAGGCACCTCTGGCCGCGTGGCCTTGCGAGGCAGGGGGATGAATATCGCCTTCCGCCGCAACATCACGGCGTCCGCAACATGGACCTACGCCACGGGCATTGACCACGTGCAGGCCGAGACTGGCGGGCCGAAATGACCATCTTTCAGTCGTCGGCCGGCAACCTTGTTCCGTATCGTGTGCTGCTCACGACCAACAATCAGAACATCGTGTCGGCTGCGCAGGGCACGCGCTCGATAGCGAAGATCTGGGTCGATAACGTCAACGCTTCGGCCCGGACGTTTGACCTCGAAATCTATGACGGCACGACGCAGCAATACCTCTGCCAAGCCCACTCGCTGGCAGGCAAGGGCGGCGATGCATCCTACTTTGAGCTGCGGGACGAAATCCTGCCGACCGGCAGCATTCTGAGGGCTCTCGCCAGCGCCGACACCTCGGTATGGATACACGTCCTCGCCTCGCTGCCGAACAAGCCGACCGGCTAAGTGCTCTACACAACGTTCTGGGTCCGCCTGGCTCATGGGGCCGGGTTGGTCACGCTCGAAATATACGCCGAGGGCAACAAACAGGTCTGCGGCATCCATCAGATAGAGGGGCAGCTTCGGCTCCCTCCCAAATCGTGGCTCAAGGCCATGCGCGACGAACTGACCAAGATTGAAGACATCGCAAGAGACGCTGGCTGCGCAGAGATGCGCGTAGCCGGGCGGGACTGGTCTCGCATCCTCACTGACTACGAACCACTTCCGGGCGTTCCGAACGGACTGAGAAAGGTGCTCTAATGGGCGGCACGACCTCCACCACGACCAATACCAGCAGCACCGCTCCGGCCAATCCGGCTGTCACGGAAACGCAGACCAAGCTCCTGAAGGGTCTCCAGGGCGCCTATGACGGCGGCATGAAGGTCTTTGACAAGAGCCTCTATGCTGGCACGGGCGCCAACACTCAGGCCGGTTGGGATGCGACCCTAGCAGCGGCACAGAACCCGGGCTATTCTGGCGCCATCAACAACACGATGGGCGAGTTCGGCGCGATTGCCTCCGGGCAGCGCTTCGGCATGGATGATCCGGGCTATGCGCAGTTGCGCCAGAAGGCAGCATCGGACGCATTGCAGACGGTCGGCAAGTCATTCGGCAACTCCGGTCGGTTTGGTGGTGGCTCCTATCTCCAGAGCGCTGGTGAGGGCGTGGGCAACGCAATCGCGGGCATGGACTACGTCAATTACCAGAGTGACGTGTCGCGGCAGCAGCAGGCGGCTGGAATGCTTCCCGGGCTGTTCCAGGGTAGCCTTGCCCCGGCAGCAGCGATCGGCGCCGTGGGTGGCGCGCAGGATGCCGACGCGCAGGCTCGCTTGCAGGGCGAAAACGATCTGTTCCGCCGCCAGAGTGACCCGCAGTGGGATGCGCTCGCGCGCTCCAGTTCCATCCTTGCTGGCACGGCCCCGGTCGGCGGCATGAACACGACAAACACACAGACGAGTCCCGCTACGCCGTGGTGGATGGGCGCGGCAGGCTTGATGGGGTCATTCCTGTGAAGATTTGCTCCATTGAAGGCTGCGATCTTACGGCTTCTGTCCACGGCATGTGCTGGGGCCATGACAAGCAGGTGAAGCGCGGCGTTGCTATCCATCCGGTGGCGCAGCGCAAGCATCGGCGCGGCTCGCAGGTTCCTTGGCTCCATGCTCACGTGAACCATGAGGGCGACGAGTGTCTGAAATGGCCCTTCGCCTTCCATCGTGACGGCCGGGGTCAGGTGACTATCGACGGGCAAACGCGACAGGCGCACCGGGTTATGTGCAAACTGGCTCACGGTGAGCCGCCGACGCCTGATCATGAGGCTGCGCATACCTGCGGCAAGGGGCATGAGGGCTGTGTCAACCCGCGGCATCTCGCTTGGAAAACACACACCGACAATCTTGCGGATACGCTTGAACACGGGACGCGCGTATGGGGCGAGAGGCATCCCTTCGCTATCCTCACCCTGCCGCAAGTGCTGGCAATTCGCGGTATGGCAAAGGCGCATTCTCAGGCTGAAGTGTCCCGCGCCTTTGGGCTTCAGCCCGGCCATGTTGGCAAGATCGTCAACCGGCAACTCTGGAGGCATGCGTAATGGGCTTTGCAGAACTCCTTTTCGGCAAGCAGCACCCGGTGTCGCAATTTGTCGGAGAGAACCGAAATGCCCTGCGCGGAGCGTTTGCAGGCTTCGGGCGCGGTACTGATATCGGCAGTGGTCTTGGCTATGCGGCCCAGGGTGCGGCAGCCCTTGCGCCGCTTGATGACGCTTTCGCCCAAGCCGAGGCGGAGAAGGCCGAACGCGCGCAAGAAATCAACAAGACGGTCGAATGGCTCCAGCAGCAGCACCCCGATTTGGCTCAGATGGTTGAGGCTGGAATGCCGGTGCCAGAGGCATGGCAGACGGCCTTGGAGCGCATGAAACCAAAGGCCCCGAGCCCGATGGACATCCGAAGCGTGGGCAGCGACCTTCTGGGCGTTGACCCAATCACAGGGAAGGTGCGGACGTTGTACGATGGGCCCGAAGCGCAAGGCGCCATGCCCACGTCATACCAAGAGTTCCTGCTTTCTCAGCAGAACCCCGAGTATGCAGCGCAGCTCAACTCCAGTTCCAGCCGCCCGCCGACCGAGGGGCAGCGCCGAAACATCCAACTTTCCACGGTGACGGCACCTGAACTTCAGGCTGTAGAGGAGAACTGGGACGAGCTGACGAACCCGGCCAACCAAGCTATCGGCGCAAACACGCCGCTCGGCGCTCCCGGCTTCGCGCTCACCTCTCCCGGCTACCAGCAGGCAACATCCGCACTCAAGACCATTGCCCAGTCGTACCTCTACAGCGTCTCTGGCGCCGCCGCGACCGATGCGGAAACCCAGAAGATTGTAGATGCGGTGACACCCAAGTTTGGTGAGAGCAAGGCTAGCGCAGACGCCAAAAAGGCTCGCATTAAGACGATGGTGGAGTCGATCAAGGCGGCCGGTGGCGCTCCGGCCATTGAGGCGGGCGGCAACTACGTTTACAATCCGGCAACCGGAAAGCTTGAACCGCAATGACCACGGTAAAGCTGCCCAATGGCGGCACGGCGCAGTTCCCCGATGACATGGCCCCGGCTGCCATCGAGGCTGTACTACAGAAGCAGTTTGGCGGGGGACAGCCCACGGCCAAGCCGGGCACGCGTGAATATGCTGACTGGGCGCGCGACCAGGCGATGGCAGGCAAGGAATTGCCACAGGTCAGCGAGCGCTCCGCCAAGTTCATGCCCGAGATGGATAGCAGCCCGCTTGATCCGTTCGTTCAGGGCACCACGTTCGGGTGGGGTGACGAACTGCGCGGCGCGGTGCAGGGCGGTTTGGCCGCTCTCCAGGGCGGCGACTTTGGCGACACCTACGCTCGCAGCGTGGACGATAGCCGCCAGAAGTTGGAGTACCAGCGCAAGACCAACCCGGTTGGCTCATTCGCCGCCGAACTCGCCGGTGCGATCCCGACCGGGATGGGGCTTGGAGGTCAGTTGGCTGGCAAGGGGGCAACGGTGTTGCCACGCGTTCTCTCCGGCGCGGCTGTGGGCGGCGCTCAAGGCGCTGTTTATGGCGCTGGAGCAGCAGGAGACGACGATCGCGCGGGCGGCGCGCTATTCGGTGGCGCAACTGGCGCCGCACTTGGCGGGGCGATCCCGGCCGCCGCAGAGGGCTTGAAGGGGCTGTTTGGGCGCGTTGGCGCCGTCATGCCTGAAATAGACGACCTCTATCGGGCGCGTGACGCTGCTTATGCCGCTGTCGATAACTCCGGCTTCCGCTACACTCCGAAGCAGTTCGACGACCTAGTCAACGACATCTACCGCCGCGTCGGAGCGGGGAGCATCGACCCCAATCCCGATGGCGCCCACAAGATGGCGATCAACATGCTGAACCGGCTCAACAGCCGCTCAGCGCCGTTGACCCTCGGCCAACTGGACGATCTGCGGAAGGTGATACGCCGGGACGTGATTGATGCTGGGTCAAAGGCTGATGCTCACTTTGGTGACATAATGCTCGACGCCATTGACGACTTCATCGACAAGTCTGGTGGGTCGGATATCATTGGTGCCGCACGCACGGCGCACAAGACCCTGCGTAAGTCCGAGCTACTCGCGGATGCTGTTGAAAGGGCGACCCTCAACGCCGCATCCTCCGGCTCTGGCGGCAACATCGACAACGCGCTTCGCCAACAGATCAAGGCAATCCTGACCAACCCATCGAAAGCCCGTAGCTTCACGCAGGCCGAAAAGGACGCCATGCGGAAGATCGTGGAGGGCGGTGGGCCCACGCAGGCTCTACTTCGATTGGTCGGCAAACTGTCCCCGAGTGGCAACGGCCTCATGGCAGCACTCGGCATCGGCGCAACTGCGGCTAACCCAGCGCTCGCCATCCCAATCGGGTTGGGGATCGGGGCAAAGGGTCTTGCCGACAATGCCACAAAGAGCGGCGTCAGGGCGCTGGAGCGAGCAGTTCGTACCGGCGCAAGTCCGTCTGTCCGCATGCCGCTCAGCCCGCCCGGATTGCTGCAACGTGGTGCGATGCCATTGGCGCCTCTGGTTGGCGGCAAGGTGGGCGAACTCGCGGGCCGTTAGCGGTCCTTTTTCAGCAGAATGTGCGGGAAACACAGGATGGCGTAGCCCGATACGAGCGCGCCGGCCGCGAACATCGCCCAGGTTCTGGCCTCGAAGAAGCCAGCCGCCCAAGCCATAGCGATAGCAAAGATGCATACCGCCACCAACCACCACCGGTTCTCCGGCTTCAGTTCGTAACTGCTGGAGTGCCTTCGCGGCTCTAGGTCAACCTGTTTCAAGTCGTCTCCTCGCACTTGAGCCAATAGAACACGCTGTCAAAGACCAGAATGTCAATGAACGGCTTCCCTAGTTCGGACATGCCGACGACCAGCGACCGAGGGCCATCCTCGCAAGCTAGCGCAAAGCCGTTGCCCTGAGTGGGGCCGACTATGCCGCACTCGACCTTATCGGAAAACGTTGGATCGAACGTCAGTCGCCTCTCATCGGGGCGGTAATCCAAGCTCTGTCCATTGAAATTGAAGTACCGGCAATCCTGCGCAACGGCGGGGCTGCTCAAGGCGGCAAGGCTTAACGCCGTCACGATCAATCGCATCGCGCGAACATAAGCATGCAGAACGGAGCCCGCAATGGTCGATTTCTATGGCCGTCCGGTCTCAACGAATATCGATGACCGCCGCTACGAAACACCGGCAGAGGTTGCGTGGCGCATCCTGCAATTGTCGGGGGCCGGTTGGGGTAGCGTTCTAGCGCCCCAGCCTTCCCCGCCGCGCATCAATTTGCAGGGTGGACCCGGCCCGTACAGGGGCGAGCCGCTTGTCACCATCGAGACCGTTCGCGGGCGGCAGGTCAAGCCCGGCATGACGCTGGAACAGGCTCGCGCTGCACCTCCCGTCAATAGCTCCGGTTCGTTCGATGACATGTACCGCCGCTCGGGTGGGGATGTCTTCAACTTTGCGTCTACCCCATCAAAACCGCAGGCGAGTACAAAAATGGCTGAATGGTGGCAATCGCCCGCTTACCTTGAACGGCAGGCGGCTGGCGAAGTCGTGACGCCCGGCCTTATTGACTGGGGCGGGCTCGTGAACGCCTTCAACGCTCCGTACAATGAGCGGGTTGGGCGCCTCCCTGCTGGTCCGGCGCCAGCCCCCGGCAAAAAGGGCGATGTTACCGCCTACTATAATGCTGGCTCAGGCGGCCCACTCAACGCGAAACAGGACCGCTACGGCACATCTTCGCCCGACCGGGTAAGCGCTATGGAGTCGGGGCAGTGGCCTCAGCCTCCGATGACTGCTCAACAGCACCTCGCCTTTCGGGACACAAAGGGGATACCGCTTCCGCGCGGCGGAACAGGCCCCGCAGGCTACCGGCTGGCAGCCGGTGTTGACGGGTACGACATTCAGGCCAAGCCGGGACCGCAGGCCCCGAGCCTGCCCAACCCGATGCCGCTTGGTCTCAAGCCTTTCACGGGCACTGGCCCAACTCCAGCTGGGTATACCCCGGGCATGCGGTTTGCTTCGCCTACAACGAATTCACCAGCCCACAAACTCAACTACGAGCCCACCCCGGACGATGGGCAGATCATAGCCGACCAGATGGGGCTCCCGGTCAAGACGCCGGGTGGCAAAGTCTACCAACCCAAATACGCCGGTTCTGCCGCAATGCCCTCAGGCAAGGTGGCCCCGCGCTACAGTGGCGCGACGGCAGCCACGCCGCAAGGGCCCCAGCGTTCGGGCGGCCTGCTCGGGATGCTGTTCGGCGGGCAGGGCAACGCTGGCGGCCTCTTTGGGGGAGGGGCACCGAAAGCCCCCATCGGCATCACCGTGACGGGCGGGAACGCGGCGCCAGCTCCGGCCCCGACCTACACCACGACACCATTCCAGGAAGACCGCTTCCAGACTACGACCGGCGCGCAAATGCCCGCCTCCATGAACAACAGCAGATGGCAGACGGGGTACTAACACATGGCATTTGCAACCATTCCCTCGTGGAGCACCACGGCGGGCACCAACACCGAGATTGACGGCATTTCCCTTGCGGAAAACGTCATGGTGCCTAGCGCGGTTAACAACGCTTTCCGGGAGATGATGTCCCAGGTGGCGGAGTTCACCCGTCGCGGGTCCGACCTCGCATCGGCCGCCACGCTGGACCTCGACAGCATCGACACGATGTTCCTCGACATTACCGGCACGACCACGGTTACGGCTGTGACGCTGACCGATGGGCATTCTCGCCGGGCTCGGGCAACGGGCGCGTTCCAGATCACTGCCTCGGCTACGCTGGTGGTCAACGGCTCTACGTCCAGCAACTACACGACCACGGCTGGTGACCTGCTGTTCTTTGAAGGATACAGCGCCACCACGGTTCGGGTGTGGGCAATCTCGGGCGGCGGGTCCTCAATCCCATATACCGCCGCCTCATCCTCTGGCGCCGCTTCGCTGCAATTTGCTGAAGACACCGACAATGGCACCAACAAAGTCACCTTGCAGGGGGCCGCATCCACCGCAGACGTAACAGTGACCCTGCCGAACGAGGCCGGAACCCTTGGCGTAATCATTGATGAAGATGACATGGCCTCGGATAGCGCCACCAAGGTGCCATCCCAGCAGAGCGTCAAGGCGTACGCTGACACCAAGGGGCTCACTCTCGGCACGACCGTAGCCTCAACCTCGGGCACGGCCATTGATTTTACGTCCATCCCAAGCGGGGTGAAGCGTATCACGGTGAACCTTAGCGCCGTCAGCTCCAATGGAAGTTCTCCGCTGCAAGTGCAAATCGGATCTGGCTCCGTCACTACTTCGGGGTACGCAAATGCGACCGGGTTTGATGGTTCTTTCGGCAGCGCAACGAGTGGCTTTACCATCCAGGGCATGGCCGCTGCATCGACCAAATACGGGTCGATCGTGCTGAACCACTTGGGCAGCAATCTGTGGGTTGCCACTCACACCGTAGGCGACGTGGGTAGCTCGCTGGTGACTGTCGGCGGTGGCTCCATCACGCTTGGTGGCGTGCTAGACCGCGTCCGCGTCACTACCGTCAACGGCACCGACGCTTTCGATGCTGGCTCCATCAACATCAGCTACGAAAAATAAGGGGCGTCAATGACACGCTTTGCTCGAACGATTGATCTGGTGACGGGGGATGAGACTCCCGTCCCCTTCACACCAGAAGAAGAAGCGGCGGCCGACGCATATGTCCCGCCCGACCCCGCTGTGGTTGACCAGGGAACATTGAACGCCGCCCTGTCTGCGGAGGGTTCCGTCTTTAGAGCCCTGGCGCTGGTCTTGCTCCAGGAGATCAACACAATCCGCACAAAGCTCCCCACGCCGCTGCCTACATACACACAGGCGCAGCTCGTGGCCGCTTTGAAAGCAAAGATGCGCTAGAGCGGCGCGCGCTCCCTGAGCAGCCTGGCCTCGCGCATTAGTTCCGCAGCTTCCCCTTGGCTCACCAAGCCTGCAATCTCGCCATCCATCGCCATGTGGCGAAGCATGTCCGCGTAGCTCAGCGCTGTCTCGTGTGAAACGCTCCTAGTGCCATTGCAGTACCGGCACGGCAGACCAGTAATCGTGGCAGTCGTTGTGCCCTTGCAGGCGGGGCAGATTATCAGCGTGTTTGACATGCCAGCGTTTTACCCGACGCATCACCCCGGAGCAATCCCATACATGGACCTCACCCGCCAGATCCTCTGCGGTGGAACGGTCCTGTTCCTTGCCATGCTCTACTTCGATGACCTGATTGCCTACCGTGTAGTACGTGGTCCCTCTATCAGCCTTGGATGGGCTGCATTGAGAGGGATTGGCCTGCTGGTGGCGGGTGTAGTGCTTCTGGTGGTGGAGTAGCTGGCGGGCGGGTCCTGCGCTGCCAGCGCCGATGGGGCACCTATTAGCAGGTAGAGGCGCTCCGCAAACCGCCAGCCTCCGAACTTAGCAAATCCCATACGAAAAGAGAATCCCAAAATGGATAAAACCGTGCCCCCCGGCGCGGCGCTTCTGCTCGATTTCATCGGCAACATCGAGGCGCCCCTTGGTTACGAAACCATCTACGGGAACAACCAGCGGAAGCTCTCGAAACCCATCACGTCCATGACCTTGGACGAGTTGGAGGCACATCAGCCCTCGTGGACGAAGCGCTATGGCTCGTCGGCCTCCGGTCGCTACCAATTCATGAAGAACACGCTGGATGCGCCGCAGACCCTTCGCGACATCGAGGGTGAGATGGGGCTGACCGGCAAGGAGTTGTTCTCCCCCGACCTTCAGGACCGCATGGCGTATCATCTACTCAAGCGGCGCGGCTACACCACCTTCATGTCGGGCAAACTATCCATCAAGGGCTTCGCCCTCAACCTGGCAAAGGAATGGGCCTCGCTTCCTGTGCTCGATGACACGCAAGGGCAGAAGCGTCACGTCACGCGCGGGCAGTCCTATTATGCGGGCGACGGTCGCAACAAATCGCTGGTGAAGCCAGAGCGCGTAGAGCGCATCTTGGAGCAGGCGAAGACGCTCGCGGCACTCCCTGCCCAGACCGAGCCCGAAACGCCCGCTGGCGAGCCTCGTAGCTGGGTTTCCATCCTCATCGACTTCATCCTCTCACTCTTCAAGCGGAGGTAGCGACATGCTGCCCAAATATCTCAAGCCCTACGGCAAACTCGTCGTTGCCGTGGGAGGTATCGGCCTGCTCGTCTGGACCAAGCACGCCCAAGTGCTCATCCCCGGTCTCGACTACCTCGTGCAGGACCTTCTCATCAGCGCGTTGACCGCATTCGGTGTGTACCAGGTCCGGAACGCCGAAAAGCCGGTGAAGAAATGATCGGCTGCGTCCTCGATCCCGGCGCCTGCATAGACGGCGCGGTTGCCTCATGGCTGGCATGGTTCCCGTTCGGGCGTGACGGCTTCATATTCGCTTCCGGGATGGTTGTCGGGGCCATTCTTGGCAAGTGGGGTGTGGGTGCTGTCATTGCCCTTGCAATAGCTGTGCGCAGCGCCCCCGGCGAAACCCATGAGCATGTATCCGGTAAGGATGCTGCTCCAGTCGTGAAGCCGAAGAAGAAGGTTCGGACGATCTTCGGGAAGAGGTAGCTGGCGGGAGGGAGCGACCCTCGTGTCCCCGGATGGACTTGAACCACCGACCCAAGGCTCTACCAACTGAGCTACGGGCACGCCAGCCCTCAAATATACCCCATCCCGACCGGGATGTGAATCCCGTACGGGAACATTTCGACCGCAAAACACCAATACCGCGCCAAATGATCCCGAGCGGGAACATCGGCCAAACCAGCGTCATCGAGCGAGCCCCGGCAGTGCGTCCAACACGTGCCGAGGCTCTAAGCCAATCCCCAGAGTGAACTGGAGAACGACCTATGCCGACTATCGCCCCGACGCTGTTAACGAGGCCCTACAGTGAGTGACCCGCTTCCGCACGAACAATTGCTACAGATCGAGGCCGTGGTTCGCCGGGCCGTGCGGGAGGAATTCGCAGAGGCCGGACTACGGCTGGACGACGCCTCCCACCAGGATGAGGCCAAGGAAGACTTCCGCTTCGTCAGGCGCTTCCGCAAGGGCGTAGAGGGCGCGGCCGGCAAGGTCGGCATGGCCGTCATTCTCGCCGTAACATCAGGCTTCCTCTATCTTGTCGTGCAGGGGTTCAAACTCTTCGGGGGCAAGTGATGCCCACACCACCCCTGAAGTTTGACCACGACAAGATGCAGCGGGCCTTGGATGCGTTCGAGGCCGCAGGGCATAACTACAACCAAGGCGCCAAGATGCTAGGGCTGGCGTCCGGCACGTTCCGCCATCAGGTGCTAACCGCGCTAGACGAGGGGCTGACGCCGACACCCATTCTCAAGCCCCGCATCCGCGTTCCGGCGCGCTCGTCGTTCCAACCCATGCCAACGACGCTCGGCAAGGCCGTTCGCATCCTGACATGGGGTTGCGCTCACGACTCCCCCAACATTCCCGACAAATCTCGCTTCAAGCATCTCGGCATGCTGGCGGCAGAACTGCGGCCCGATGCTATCGTTGATCTGGGCGACAGCGCCGACATCGATAGCCTGTCCACTCACGCCATCCCCGGTTCAATGGATGACAGGGCCAAGCCCGCATTCCTGACCGAGATTGCCAGCCTCACGGACGCCTATGGCGAGTTCAACGAAACCGCCCCATCGGCCGATGATATCCCCCGCTACCACCTCGACGGCAACCACTGTTACCGGGCTGACAGGTTCGAGAACATCAACCCAACAACCGAGGGCGTCTATACGCTCCCGCTGCGCCAGGTGTTCGCCCGCTACGGCTTCTCCACCAAGAAGTACCGGGAGTGGCTGTTCATCGAGGGGGTCGGTTTCATCCACAGCCCAATCAACAACATGGGCCGGGAGATCGGCGGCGTGAACGCCAACCAGACGGTAGCGCGCGAGACCACGTTCTCGGTGGTCTGGTCGCACACACACAAAAGAGAAGTCATCAACCGGCCGAAGTTCGGCATCGGCAATCAGATCACGGTTTTCAATACCGGATCGATGATGCCCCAAGGCTACATCAAGCAATACGCCGGGTTGGCGATGACGGGGTGGACCTACGGCCCATCCGAACTGACGTTGCGTGACGGCCAGATCGAGAGCGTTCGGAGCTGGTCAACGCTTGAGCTTTCCGAGCGCTACTCCTAGTCCAAATTTGGACGCTGCCTGAAAGGCACCCCCATGTACCGTCACATCTATTGGGCAGGCCCATTGGCCGCGCTCGTCCTCGCCATGCTGTTCTTCGGCGTGGTCTGGAACATGTCTGCAAAAGTCCCGACCGGCTTCTACGAGCCATCTCCGCACGTTCGGCTAGAGGCGGGCATCTCAATGGGTTCTGGCGTCCACATTGGCGACGGGCTGGTCATTACCGCCGCCCATGTCGTGGGCAAAAACAAGTCCATGAAGGCGTTCGCTGATGACAACCGGATGTTGGATGGTGAGGCCGAAGTTCTCTGGACCAACACCAAGTACGACATTGCCCTGGTGCGTGTTGCCAGTCCGAAGATGAAAGCCGCGCCCCTCTCCTGCGCCCCTAACTTCACCTCCCAGGCCGTGACGGCTCATGGCAATCCTATGGGCGTTCATGCCGTCTATACGCGGGGTGAAGTCGTCGGGCCTGCACGAGAATGGATGATCTGGGCCTCTGTGGTTCCGGTCGCTGGCCCCATCATCTACGGGCAATCAGGCGGCGGGGTCATGGATGATGATGGAAACGTTGTCGGCATCGCAGTTGGACTCCTGATGACGCAGGCTGGCATCGCGTCGTTCGGCTGGGTTGTTCCGTCCAAGGTTGTCTGCTCGCTTCTCGGGCGGGCCTGATGCGCGTCATCCCGGCCCACGATCTCTACGACTGGTGCGCGAAGTGGAAAGCCGCTGCCGCAAAGCACAAGAACAGCCGAGCGGCCAAGGCCATCATTGACACGTGCGACGAGATGATAGCGCACTTTGGGCTGACATCAGGGGCCAACCTCACCATCATTCGGGATGAACGTGACCACCCGGTTTGAGGCAGAGGTTGCGCGCATCATTGACGAAGCAGTCCGTGAACTCGGTATGTCTGCACTGCCTCATGGGCTTTCAGATCGAGAGATAAGGCTTATTCGTCGGGTGATGGAGAAGGCGAAGGCTTGGGAGGAGAGGGCAGGGGTTGCCAGTGAGTAGCTTCGACCAAGCTTCCGTACTCGGAATCGCAGTTCGCGATCATCCATCCCGGCCCGCCTCCTAGGTACTCCGAGTGGCGATTGTACCAGTAGACCTCACCAACCCACCCGTCACTAGCATCGGCAGCAATGATGTTTACGTCCTTCGGTGCCGTTGAAATATCCTGCCAGTCGCTCATGGTTTACCTCTGATCGCCTTGGCGATGGCTTCGTTTCGACGCTCAATCTGGCCCTTGGCCTTTTTGATGTAGTCCCAGAGCATCATCAGTTTTGTGTTGTCGCTGAGGCTCTTGTTGCGACCCATGAATTGCTCTGCGTAGCCAAGAGTCGCCTTCGCTGCGTCGAGACCTCCTTGGGCAATATGCGAGCGACGCAGAAAGCCATTCGCGCGCTCCCTCTCCCCCTGCACCAGCTCCGCTACAGCCTCTGCTAATGCAGGGTCTACAATCCTGTCCTTACCGTAGAACCTGGATAGGGCAGTATCTACGGCGTCTATGATGTCGGGAGGAAAGCGTGTCATGGTCATGGCTGGTAAGTCGGGCTGGTGAGCGCGCATTCGATCATCTCGTAGGCCAGAGACCGAGCGCGATGCTGCGACCGCTGCTCCAGAATGACCGTGATGCCGGATGGCTTGTGCGTCACCTTCATTAGCATTGGCGGCGAACCGGCGTGCTGTCCGCCCTCGGGGTGCTTGCGGAGCAATTCGATGCTCATGTCCTCGGCGGGTAGTATGTCGCTCATGCTTCCTCGCTACTGCTGGGATGGTGGGGAGGGGCGTTTTCGACCGTCATGCTCCCGCTGGGCCACACGATATAGATGGGGCGGCGTAGCTTGCGGGCGTAGCGAACCGTTGACCACGTGCCGCTGCGGAGTTCCTCAGGACCTTTCGGGGCCGCTATGAGAACGTCCGTAGTGTCCACGATGGCGCGGTTCCGCTCTAGGTAGTCCTTGGGAACGGCGCGGGCGTCACACTGGCAATCGGCCATCTTGCTGGTGTTGATGGGCGGGTGCCCATAGACCTGCGCCTGACTGTAGCCGAGCATGTCATGGAACTGTGCGTCGGCCCCGATGCAGCAGCCGTGGTGCGCCTCGGTCGGCTCCAAATCCATCATCGTGTTGAATACGAACTGCGACTGCATGTCGGTCATGCCGTTCTGAGTTCCCGTAAATCCGACGCGCATTTCGCTTGCTCCAGGCTGATCTTCAGCATACACTTTTCGGGCTGAAACACCAGCAAAACATGGGTTTTTCGCAGATTTCGCCCGATGAAAGACCCGCCTTCCAAGTACGGATTTCCGCCGCTCCGCGACACGCCTCTCCCCACAGAAATCCCGTGGGATACTCCTATCTCAGAACTGTCGGGGATCTGGCTCCTCAAGGACTGCCCTGACTGCGGTACGGGCCGAACGCCTCTCAGGCTCATAGCTGCAACCCGAGGCTGGAAACTAACGCTCCGCACGATCACCCCGCGCCTTAGATGCTCATCCTGTGGCAACACCCTTCGCTCTGCACAGATCACAGATGATCCAGCAGGTAACGAAGGAAGGCATGGAGCATCACCCAGGTATCTCACTCTGTTTTCTCGGTGAGGGCGGCGGCGTGAATGGCGGTGTACTTAGCCCGTTCGGAAGCTTTGTGGCGCTCGGAGCCGAACGGCATCTCGGTATCGTGGCAAGGCTCATCTCGGGCATAGTCCCATACCCAAGTGACCCGCGCGCCGTCATTCCCGACGACTTTCATTGAGCCGTACATTTTCAGAATTCGGGCCAATCCGGCCATCTTCCATCTCCTTGATGAGTAGGCTAGGCGGCGGGAGGGGTAGGGAGAGGCATCCAGTGGGTGGGCTGGTCGATGTGCCCTACGTGACAGTGCCCTCCTACCCAGCATGGCGGGTTTAGGGGGCCGCTGCGGCTCCAGTAGGCAATAGCGGGCTCCCGCCAAAGGTTGTTAGCCCACACCAAGAGTCGGGTCCCGTCCTTGGGCGCCGTCTCAATCGGTTGCCATTCCGTCATTATCTCGTCTCCCTGAGTGCTGTGAGGAGGGGTTAGCGGTCTGCGAAGAAATGCCCATCGGGATCGACCTTGGTTACGTACACGTGCTCCCAAGGGCTCTTGGCGTGGTACTTGACGCGCACCCACTCCCCAGGCGCCAGTTTGCCCTTGTCCTTGCCATGCAGGATGACGAGCATGGGCACGGTCCCGATCTTGGCGGGGCGCATGTTGGCGTAGGGGTCTGCCTTCCTGCCCATCTCTCTTCTCCTCCTCAAACGTCTAGCCGGAGCGTGCCATCTAGCCGCCCGCTGAATGCCCGGTTCATTGCGTCCCTGATTTCGTCCTTCGTCGGGTCTTTCCAGCCCTTGCCGCCATCTGACTCCAGATGCTCGCGGGTCGGGATAGCCATGCGGGCCAGTGCGCCGCGCGCTTCCTTTGGCGACACTGCGAACCACTCCCCATGTTCCCGGCGCTTGTGAAACCTGCGGTGCATCATCTTTTCGACGGCGAACGCTGTCACGTTGTCCCCAAATTCGCGGGCGTAGTAGAGGACCGGCTTGACGGCAATACCAGAGCCCATCGAGCGCAAGCGGGTCTTCGGGTCAACCGAGACGCCGATCTTGATGTAGTCGCCCGAGGCGATGATGTAGACGCTGGTCCGCGTGGCGGCGTCCTGCTGACGAGGCATAGACAGTGCTCCTTGGTTCAGTTGGGCCGAGCGAGACGAACAAGCCCGGAACAAGACGAATACACTTTGGCACCGAGTACTTGAGGAAAGCCCGAGAAACCGCTACTTTGGCCTAGGGCTTGCGCCTTCACACGGCGGGGGTCACAGGTTCAATCCCTGTCACACCCACCATTCCGCTCTAAGGGTTTCCGGTGATTTGTCCATAGTGCTAGACTATGCTCCGTGCGCCCTAATGAACCGAATGCACTAAAATTCGAGGGCTTTCGCCGCCCGCTGGAGGTAGGTCGGACTGAACCTCGCATAGACCTGAAACGTCACCCGCGACGAGCTGTGACCCAGGTATTGCGCGATCTCATCCATCGAGACGCCATTCTCTGCCATCCATACCGCTGCCGTGTGTCGCAAATCGTGCGGCGTCACATCATCAAGCCCTGCCCGACTCGCGGCGGCTGCAAAGCCCTTCTTGATGTTCAGCACCCTCTCCCCCGCATATTCGATCACGTAGGGCGTTTGCTTGGCCTCCTTGGCCTTCTCAAGCTCCCGGCCCAACTGTTCGCCAATGGGCACGGTAGCGCGCCGCTTTCGGTTGCGCTCACCCACTACGGTCAGGTCGATGATCTTGCGGTCCAGATGCACCCGGTCCCATGTCAACGCCAGCAGTGCACCGCGCCGTGCGCCGGTCAGCAGTGCCAGTCGGATATAGAGCTTCACGTGGGGCTGCTTAGCGCCCTCTAGGAGCCGGTTCGCCTCTTCCTTGGTCAACCACCTATCGCGGGGTGGCGGGGCCGCTGGAGCCTCAAATCTGGCGCTTGTGACCTTGTTCCAGTTCAAGCCCTGCCGAATGACGTTGATCTCTTTCAGGATTGTACCGTCGCTGCGGCCTAAGACGCGCCGCTGATGGGCGTACTTTTCGCACAGCTCCGGCGAAATCTGGTCCGGCCGCAGATGGCCGAATGTCGGCTTGGCGTTCGCCCATGCGCCACGGAGGCGCACGATGTCGCGGATGCGGCTGGCCTTATAGTCGAGATAGGCTTCCACGTACTCACCCACGGTTGAGCCGGCCGGCGCGGCTTGCTGGCGCTCGAAATCGACTAGGCTGCGCTTTGCCTGTTCGGGGTCGTCGGTATGAAGCGCCGCCCTCTTCGTTTTTCCACCTTCGGACCAGACTGCGTAGTATGATCCTCGGTAGAGCTTGGCGCGGTAGACGGGCATTCTTCGAACTCTCTGACGGCAACGGCGGGGATGCGGATCAAACGCCCGACCCGGAAGCTGCGCAAGGTGCCTTTGGCGATGAGGTCGCGAACATGCTGGGCAGATACGCCCCAGCGCTCGGCAAGCTCCTCGCTCGAATAGGGGCGATTGTCGTTGACGGCTGGGTTCATCGCCGCCTCCACCACAGATACGCCCGATGCGCGCCAATGCCAGCACCGAAGGCGAGAATGTGCCCAGCGACCGCCCATCCGAACGTCTGTCCGACCACCACCAGGATAACAGCAGCTATACCGTATAGGATGTCGTATTTAGAGATGCGGCGGGTCATGGCTTGGGCTCCGCTCGGGAACGGAACCAGTCCTTGGCTGCGACTGAGGGGATGACCTTGGCGGGGTCGATGCCGTTTCGCTGACATTCGAGGACCGAGGCGGCATTGCGTTCGCAGAATGGTTCACTGCACCACGTTGTGCCGAACTCTTTGCCAAGGCGGCCGACACATAGGCCCCACGATGGCGTGTGAAAGCGGGCACCGTCCTGATGGATGTGGCGCACGGAGAATTTGAGGCGGATTTCGCGATCGGTTGGCGCCACCAGTTCACTTACCATCTGTAGGCTCCTTTATGGTGGGGAGGAGTGCCGAACGGATGCGAGTTTCGTAGTCGGATTGGCAGGCGGATTTGGCCTCGTCTTCCGTAGGGAAATGCCCCACAACGAACGTGTCGCCGTAGGTCGCCTGCCATCCGTCGCCGCCTTGCTCTTCGTAGTGGTCCGCCTGATATTCGCCAATTTCGGTATGGGCGATGGAGTAGCGCGTCACGTACGGCGCTCCGCCGGTCCATTCCAGCGGCTTCACCTTCGGCTCCCCAGCTTCACCAGAAGGGGGATGAGAGGTGCGGCGGGAGAGTAGTTCGCGGGCCATCGAGATAACCTCGTCGCCATGCGGGATGATGGCATTGCGGAAACTGAGTTCCCGCAGCCTGTCCTCACTGATCTTTGTCATGTCCCTTCCTTCTGAGTGTTTGGGAGGGTGGAAGCGCGTTCCGCAAGGTGGATTAGCGCGGTGATGAGAGCTTCCAAGACTGCCAAGGCAGGCTGACCAGATGGTTCGCGCGCGATGTCAACGCCGCCGTCAAAAATGTCGCCAGCCTTGAGCGTAGAATAGCCGAGTTCGGCCTTGAGCCGTTCGCCGTGGACCGGGCTATTGTAGTCGGGGAAAATGAGGGCGTCGTCGGTGACATGGCACTTGCCCACCTGCCAGCCCCAGCCCGGCAGGCGCATCTCCACTGCTGCCAATGCAGCATCGACACTTGCGGTAACGTGCCAGTGCGACAGGATGAATGTATAGTCGTTCCGAATGCGGCGCGGCCCGCCCGCGAACGTCGAGTACAGCCATTCCTTGCGGTCGGGGCCACGGCGTTCAAAAACGAACAGGCCAGCCGCCAGCAACACGTCAATGCTGAGTTGACGATCTGGCTTCTTCGCGGCTTCCACTTTCGCCAGCAAATCAGCCAGCTTTTCGGCGTCGTATTCCTTGCGCTTTTCCATGATTTAGCCTATGCTTTTTGGAGCGGAAAGTCTAGGAAATCCGGGCGTTTCCGCCGTTTTCCACCTACGGAATTGGCTCCAAGATGCCCGCCTCATTGCACCACAATTCGCGGAATTTCAGGGGCGGCACCACGCAGGGTTCTTGCGGCTCTGGCACATCCTCCAAAGCCACTTCCACCCTTTCCACAGACGGGGTAGGAGAGACGTAGACCGCTACGGATGGAGAGGGACCGCCCGGCATAGGCTGGCCGTTATTGGCGACCTTCAGCACGGCCTCCAACGGCTCGCAGCCAGTCACGATGATAGACAGACCGGCGACCGCGAAAATTCCGAGGATGGCAGGGACGGGAGTGCTCATCGCGTGCCGCCTTCCATCGCATCCGCAATCCGCTCGAAAGCCGTGGCGATGCGGTCGAGGCATTCCATCAGTTCTACGTCAGTGTCGCTCTCGTCCAGAACTGCCCTCGCCTCCCGGCGCTTGTCGCGTTCGGCCTTGCGGGCTTCGTATTCGGCTTTGCTGCTCATATCGTTTCCCTCTTTCGCAGGTTGTTACGTGACTGGATTTTCCGGTCTGGATTATACGGGACCGGCTTTCGTTCGGATGGAGGCTTGCGGGGCGATACCTGGCGCTCGCTGGACAGCCGTTCGGGGTCCAGCGGGACGATCACAATGCCGTCCTTGACCAGCCGCACCCACGTTTCGCAGACGGCCCCGAGCAGGCATTCCATCAGCGTGGCGTTGTCGAGCCATGCCTTTGTGCCGTGGCCGGTGTCGTAATAGGCGTGGCAGTCGCTGCACCCGAAAAACCCGAGCACGTCATGCGCCTTGACCCCAAGCCCCTTGCCGAAAGCCGCGCCATTCAGATGCGCAAAGACGGTCGTCTCGGGATTGCCGTTGCAGATGCCGGGGAAGCGCGCGGTGCACGGCTGGCCCTTGGCGTGGCGGAGTACCTTCTGCGAGCGGATCATGCTGCGTCCGCCGCGAAGTCACGGAGCCATAGGTCGTAGTCCGCGCGAAGGCCTCTGAACTTCCCCATCGCATCGGAATTGCCGTCGATCTGCGCTCGTGACTTCACGCCGCATTCGTAGCGCACGAAGTCCGCAGCTCCCTCGCTTGTCGGGGCGTACCCCTGCAACTCAGCGTACTTGATGAAGCCGCCTTCATTGCAGAGGATGCCAGCCTGTTGGGCATAGTTAGTCTGGATAGTGACCGCCCTGGGTGCAGACGCCTCCTGCGGCGTGCGTAGGCGGGCCACAGCGACCCAAACCTCATTGCCGGGTACTGGCGCCCCAAGCAGCGAGAACGCCTCTGCCATGCCCTCTATGGGCATTTCTAAGACGATCTGGCAAACGCCTCTCGTCTTGACGGTCTTGAGGTCGGCGTAGGTGGCTTGCAAAACATCGGACACTTGGATTTATCGGCGGGAGTTTCTTGCTTGCGCAGTTGGCTCCCGCCGCCCTTGAGGTTGCAGGGAACTCAGAATTCGGCGTCGAAGCCGCCGCCACCGGATGCCGACTGGCCGTTGTTCGGGCCGTCAAGCATGGTGAGGTTGCTGTTGAAACCTTGGAGAACGATCTCGGTGCTGTACTTGTCGGCCCCGCTCTGGTCCTGCCATTTGCGGGTCTGGAGAGAGCCCTCCAGGTAGACCTTGCTGCCCTTCTTGAGGTACTGCTCAGCGACCTTCGCCAACCCCTCAGAGAAAATCACAACGCGGTTCCATTCCGTGCGCTCGCGCCGTTCACCGCTAGATTTGTCGCGCCAGCTTTCAGATGTGGCGACACTGAGGTTGACGACCTTGCCGCCGCTGGGCAGCGTCCGCACCTCTGGGTCTTGCCCGAGATTGCCGACGAGAATGACTTTGTTGACTGATCCGCTCATGCGGCTTGCTCCTGCTGAATGTTGTCTAGATGCTCGCCCAGCGTTTTCGGGGCTGGCGTGAGTTGGCGCTTGCGCAATTCCTTGGCGAGGATCAGCGCATCGGCCTCCTCCTTAAGCAGCGACTTGTCGGCCTTCGCTGCATCGAAGGCGATCTTGAGCGCGGCCATGTCTGGCGCGGCCTCGATTGCTTTCTGGTGCGCAGGGAAGGTGTCAGACGGCGGCGGCGGGGATGCCTGAACGTTGGCGTGCGTCTTGTCATAGAGCGCCAGCCCGAATGGATTGCCGAACGTCATCATGGCGCGTTTCATCGCGTCCGTCTCGGCTTCCTTGACTGCGCTCTCGTAGGCTTCGCCAAGGTCAGGCATAGCGCCAGAGCCGTAGCCGGTGCCTTCGCGCACTACGGTGCCGCCAGCGGTGATGCGGACCTTGCAGATGAAGCCCACGCGCCACGTCTCCTTACCGTTGTTGGCCTTGACCAACTCAGGCGGGCGGACCTCTTTCATTTCGACCGTCTCGCGGGTCCAACCATCAAATCCGAAGATCCGATTGGCCTCCGCAATGACGTGCCAGCCTTCGACGTATTCGCCGTACTTGCCAGGGGCGGGCGGCTTCACGTTCTTCTTGTCGAGTGGCTTTGCCAGTTCGATCTTGGCTTCGGCGGTAAAGCTCATGCGGCTTCTCCCATTGCGAGCAGCATCCTGCGGTGAATGAAGCGGACGCGCCCAACATCGGAGCGGCAGTAGTCCGCGATGATTTCGTATCTGCCCTCACGCCAGAGGCGGCCAACATCGGCGCCAGTGATTTCCCCTTTGCCGGGGATACCGAGGGCTGTGCAGAGCTTGTCCAGGCTGATGTAGTCGCGTGAGCCAGCCCACATGCCCATCGTGTCGTGGACGTTCTCAGACCACGGCTTGGGGTCGCGGGGGAACCATGCGGGCATCTTCACGCCCAAGACGAAGGCGCGCTGCCACAGGTAGCGAATGTCGAAGCTGGCGACGTTGTGCCCGACGATGACGGGACGGTTGAAACCCTGCGGCCTCGTCTCAGCCAGGCTCGCCAGAAACGCGCCGAACAGATCATCTTCGTCAGTCGTGGTGAGCGCTACTACCGGCTCGTCATTCCACGCCCAGCCGATGCAAACGACCTTGCCAAGTGCGCCGTCCAGAGCTGTCTTTTCGACAGCCGATTGCACAAGGCCGGGCTTGGTATTGGCCTCCCAATCTGCTATGGTTTCGGCCTTGGTGTAATTGCCGGGCGGGGTGATCGAAGCGGCGATTTCCGCGACGATTGCCGGGTCCGAAACGCCGACCGTCTCGATGTCAAGATAGAGGAACGTGCTCACTGGTTCACGAGCCTCCGCATGTCAGCCAGGCACTCGTCATAGGTGGCTTGATAGGACGCCCGGATGTCGTCGCACTCGGGATAGCCGGGCAGGGCGCGAAGGCGGATGGAAGCATGTTCCAAAGCCCTTGCTGCGGCTTCAATCTCGTACCGGACGGCGTAGGGCGAGCGCAGGACAGTGAGCCCCGCTGCTACAGCCTTCTCATGCGTCAGCTTGTGTGCATGGTGGTTCACAGCTTCTTCTCCTCTACTGGCTGGATGGATTGGAGGGCTCGCTCAGCAGACTTGAGTGCGGCTTGGTAAGCCTCTTCCTCGTTGCGAGGGATTTCGGCTTCACAGTGAACGCCGCAGTGGAGGCGTTCAGGGCAGGACGCCAAAAGGTTCCCCAGCGCCTCAACCAAGGTCGAATGGCTGGCGATGAGAGAGAGGATGGTGGAGGGGTTGGCGAGGGCGATGTAGTCTCGTTCGGCCGCCGCATCGACCACTGGGTGATGGACGTAGTGGCAGAACGGATCATCGCAGTTGATGTCGCATTCGGCGGGGGACGGAGTAGCGGACAGGGCCGCTTCCTTGAGTGCTGCAATGTCGGTCATTTCGTCTCCTGTTCCGCAGCCTGTAAGGCCTCTATTGCGGGCTGGATGGATTTGATGAGGGCTAAGTGACGGGGCCAGTTTGCGGCTTGTATTTCGCGCAGGGCGGCTTCACGGTAGCGGTCGAGACGGGGGATGCAGGCTTCGTCGCGGGCCATGTCAGCGAGGGTGGTCGTGGTCATCACGCGGCCCTTTCCGTACGAATTGACGTGATGTCGGAGGAGATTTCTGATAGGGTTTTGTCGAGTGCGACGAGGTTGAGGACTTGGCTAATTCTGCCGCTGTCCCCGAGCCTTCCGCGCTTCTGCGACAGCCCGAAACGGAGGTTCACTTCCCGCCCGATGGCGTTGAGCATGAGCAAGATTGCCTGCCCAACCTCAGGGCTCGCGAGTTGCGCCGAACGCTGCAATGCCCCCCACATTTCCCAAGCCTCTTTCTCTGTCTTCACTGACCTGTAGGCGCTCAAAGCAGCCGCAGTTTCAGCATCGAGGAACCAGGAGCAGTCCAAGAGGCAGAGCGGGTAGGCGGGCTTGCCGATGAGGAGGGGGCTGGTCATGACGCGCTCGCCTCCGCAGCGGGCAGTGATCGACCACGGGCCTGACGGCTACGCTCACGGTCGCGGAAGGTTCTGAGCACGGGGACAAGCAGGCGGATGTCGTACCAATCCACGCCAGCTTCTCGAAGCGCCTTCACGGTGGTCAGGCAAGCCGCGCCAAGGATTTCCTCAGCCTGAACATCATCGCCCCAGGAACTGACGATGATGCCAGCAGCGATTGCCATTCCGACGCCAATTGCGTTCTGCTTTTCGGTGTACTGGGTCATCTTTCCATTCTCTCTGGGTAGTAGGGACCTAGGCGGCGAACCCGTGCTTCTTCGCGATGCGCGCCGCGCCCTTATCGCTGGTCCCGTGCTGCATGAGCCAAAGCCAAATGGCTTGGCCGTAAAGGTCGGCCGCGAACGCCTTGGTGGGCTGGCGCATGAAATTCTCCAGCTCGTCCATGAGCGTCACCCAGTCGTCCAACTCAGCGATAGATTCGAGGTATTCAAAGTCGCGGCGGGTGCTTGCGTAGGGTTTCGTCATTCTTCCAGTCTCCCTTAGTCGGCGTGATTGCCGCGATGTGTTGGGGGATATGCGGGGTCGTTAGGACCGCCTTTGAGGACGGTCACAAGTTCGACCAACGGTTCGGGCTTCGAGCCGCGAAGCGCTTGGCAGACACCGCGAACCGGGTCTTTCCCGCTGACGGTCGCGCCACATGCCGGGCACGGATCAGGCGTCTCGTGTTTGCATGGGCAATAGAGCGGGCGGGTCATGGCAATCACGCGTCCAGTGCAAAGGCGCGGCGCTGGGACTGCTGTTCGGCGCGGAAGTCAGCATCGACACGCGACCAAGCGGCATAGACAGACGCGGGCACCTTGATCGTCGGCATCAACTGCTCGGCAAGGTCGCAGACCTCGTTCCACTCAGCGTCAGTCAGGTTCCAGTCGGCGTCGTAATGGTCACCGAGATCGAAGCCGGTTGCCTTGGCGTCGGTCGCCAGCTTCGTTGCAATTTCGCGGGTCCGGTTGCTGAGCATCTGTCTCTCCAGCGGCGGCGTGATTGCCTTGCCGTGTTTGTGTGTAGCGTCTTTGAAAAACCGGAGTTCGCGACCTCCGGCAGATCAAAGAGGCCGCGGCGCTAGCAGGCGCCGGGGATGTATCCAGTGGTCGGAATGAACACGGGGCCGATCTGGAGCCCGTTGCGGTGACGCTCGATATCGGCAACGACGCCGTCAAAGGTCACGTAGGCGTGGGTGTTGACCTTCTCCGACAGGCTTTCGCCCGTGCAGGTGCCAGCCGCAGCAGCAGCCGGGCAGAACGTCGCCTTGGTGTAGGCAGTGCCGTTCAGGTTGGCATTGCTGCCGCCACCGATGCGAGTCACCGGAGCGTCGTCCGGGGTCACGATGGGATAGTTCTTGCACGCGGCGAAGGCCGGGGCCGTCATCGCCACAATGGCGAGGATCGTTGCAGTCGTGAGTTTCATGGGGTTCTCCCTTTTCAGGCGGCGTCATTGCCTGCCTGTGAGAGAGACCATAAAACACGTTTCGCATTGACGCAACACAAATCGCATTGCAGCGAAATAAAAAAATGCCGGGCGTACGGCACCCGGTCGTTTTAGAGCGGTTGGTAGGAGCCTATGACCACGCCTTGAATGCGCACGATCTCGCCATCCTCACCGGAAGACAGCGTGACCTCTTCTTGAAAGCGTGGGTCGCTGGAGCACGGCATGAGGACAATCCCATCACGCGTATATCGCAATTCTTTGATCGTGTGTTCATGAAGCCCGGCGCGCTCTCTTACGACATGCACCAGCTGACCATGCTGAGCGCCGCCAGGGTATTTATCGTAGTACGCGCAGATCGCGTAGGCGCCATCTGGAATCCGTAAATTAACGGAAGGCCCGTCCACTATGACACTGTATTGCGAAACTGCGGGCACACTCTTGTGAGGCACCGCAGGCACGAGAATCGTCCCCTCTTCTAAGCCTTCATCGTACCGGAAGGTTCCGGCACTAGCGCGAGCAACTACTGGCACATTGATGACTTGGTTAACGGCTTGTGAAGAGTCGGGCCCCCTAGTATTTTCACTGAGGCCTAATACGTAGGTGACGGAAGAGTTGAACGCCTTGGCGTAGCGTTCGGCGGCGTCGCGCCTCAGACCGCGCATCCCATTCTCGTGTGCCTGGTAGGTTGTCACCGCCCAGCCATAAGCTCGGGCCGCGTCCGCTGCGGTCGCAAATCCCTTAGCAATCCTTAGGTCTTTTAGTCGCTCGTGCGGCTCTCGAATCATAGAGGCAACAAAACACGTTCGAGAACACGTTTCGCTATTGCACGAAAATGCGTATTGTGTTTTATGTGGCGTATGAGCCAAGCATTCGACACGTTTGACGACCTGATCGCCGTGTGGGGGATTGCCACTCTCGCGGCTGACCTCGGCCTCAATTACTCCACCGCCAATGCGATGAAGCACCGCAACTCCATACCGTCCCGGTATTGGCCCGCGATGCTGGAGAAGGGCAAGCACTCGCTTACCCAAGCCGGGCTGTACCAGATCCAGGCCCGCTCGGAGGCCGCTCGTAAGGCAAAACGCAAAGCAGCCAAGGCAACCAAGGCAACCAAGGCAACCAAGGCAACCAAGGCAACCAAGCGCGCCAAGGTGGCAGCATGAGTAGCTACGTCTACTTCCTTCGCCCCGTTGGGCAGTCCGGCCCGATAAAGATTGGCTACTCGGTGCGCCCTGAGAAGCGCCGCGAGTATTTTAACGCATGGTCGCCAATTCCGCTGGAACTGGTCCACGTCATTCGGGGCGGGGGCGAGGCGCTTGAAACCAAGCTGCATCTTGCCTTTGCGGACGCTCATAGTCATTCGGAATGGTTCGTTGCCACGCCCCGGCTGCTCGACATGCTCGGTGCCCTTCAGGATGGCGTGCCGGTGGATGAAATAGATCTTCGACCAACGGGCAGGCTCAAGCATCGCACGATGGGCCGTGCCGCATGGAGCGAGGAGTCTAAGCGGCGATATTCCAAGAAAGCGCGACAGGCTGAACAAAGAGGGGAGGTCGCATGATGCCCCGCACCACCACGTCCGTCCCAGCCTACGTGTACATCCTCATCGGCGCTGCTGGTGCTCTTGTGGTCATAGCCTGGGCTGCAATCGCAATTCGGGTGCTGGTGTCATGACCTTACCCAAGCGCAGCGACGGGCCACCGGCTCTCGCGATAGGCCGCTATCGAGATAACCACGGCGGACCCTTGGGGCATGGTCCTCTTGCGGCGGCTAACCGTGGCTATCTCGATACCGACTTTCCTGACTCCGTTGCCAGTCCAAACCTCCCACGGCGACGGCAACTGGGTGGGGCTCAACTCAGTCGCTCCACCATCCTTTATTCCAGTTTGCGCGACTCCTCCCGCGCAAAGGCGACGGTTCTCTCCCCCTCCCGACAGATGAGCCGTCGCCACAAATTCAAACGCTGCCGCAGTCTCATCCCTGCGGTTGTGTGGGCCGGGGCGGAGCGCCTCAGTGGCAGCTCCGCTTCCCGCTCCAAGTTCCAACCTGAGCTGATCGACCACGTCCTGGCAGATGTCCCCGATCGCTCGCATTTCCTTCGTCGCCTCTCGTCATCCGGTTTGGATGAGATCGAACCTAACGAGAAGCGAGCTGAAGCATGTTCACGAAAACCAAGGATGAGGTTCAACCCATGACTGTCGAGGCGGCATACGACTACGCCAGCCGACTGGTAGAAATGGAGGCGCGCGGCTCGGACACCGAGGGTGCGCTTTTCAGGATCGAGCAGCGCTACGGGCTCAGCCCGAACCAGATCATGCACCTTCGCTCGCGGCGGGCGAAGTCGTGCGATGTGTCGTTGTTTGGCCGGTTGCGGATGGCCTATCTTGACCTGTGCCAGCGCCAGGTCACAAAACTTCAGCACCAGATCGCAATTGAGAAGGCCCTCAACGATGACTCTCTGGAAGATTTGGAAGCTGAAGCTGCGGCTTTGGCTCGCAAAATTAAGGCGAAAAGGTCGGGGCTAACGCTCGCTTCCAATGGAGGCGGGCGATGAGCGTCGGGAAGCGCCCTTGGGGCGTCCACAGCATCTTCAACATGTTCGGCGGCCCGGATGTCTCGTGCGGCCTACCGGACGGTCGCATCGTGACGGCTGTCTACGAACCCTATGATGGCAACCGCCTGCAAGCGGCATGGTGGGTACTCACTGGCCGCGCGTATGCCGTACAGTGGCCCGCTCCTGGCGACCTAGAGGCCGCTGTGTGGCGCAGGCCGCCCCCCTCTCACAATGTAGAGGGCGGGCAGCAATGAGCGACGCCATCCGCATCTACCTGCCGTGGCTGCTGTCTGCGATCACGATCTACATGACGGTTCTGGCGGGGAATAAGACGCGCTGGGCATGGGCCATCGGCCTCGTGAACCAAGCTCTATGGCTGGTCTGGATCGTCACCACGGCGACGTGGGGGCTGCTGCCCATGAACCTCGCTCTGTGGATCGTCTACAGCCGCAATCACCTGAAGTGGATGAAGGCATGACCTCCCTCCTCTCCTTCATGTCCATACTCCGCAAGCCTGTCTCAGTACGGGTAGGGGAGCCTACGGTTATCTATGTTCCTGCTCGGGATGCGAAGACATTCCGCCGCTATGAAAAGGCCAAGGCAAAGACGACTGCGAAGCTAAAGGCAGAACTGGGGAGGGGATGATGCGGAAGCTTCGCGCTCTCGACTTGTTCTGCTGTGCGGGCGGCGCCGGGATGGGGCTGCATCAGGCGGGCTTTGAGGTGGTGGGCGTCGATATTCGGCCGCAGCCGAACTATCCGTTTGAGTTCCACCAGGCAGATGCGCTGTACTATCCGCTTGAGGGTTTCGATTTCGTGTGGGCGTCCCCGCCGTGCCAAGCCTACACGAAAGCCCAGCGGATACGGAATAACGGCCACCCCGATCTGATTGACAGAGTGCGGGATCGGCTGGGTAGCCGAGAGGGCCTTCTCTACTGCATTGAGAACGTCGAGGGGTCGCCGCTCCGGAACGCTGTGCTCTTGTGCGGGGCCATGTTTGGCATTCGTACCTACCGGCACCGTCTGTTTGAGGCCTCGTTCCGGTTGGAGCCTCCAGATCACCCTGAGCATACGGCCAAGCTCCGGAAGATGGGGCGTCGCGTGCAGCCCGGCGAATACATGCACATTGTCGGGAACTTCTCGGGCGCCGAACTTGCTAGAGAGATCATGGGTATGCCTTGGGCGACCCGCGACGAGCTCAGGGAAGCCATCCCGCCGGCCTATAGCGAGTTCATCGGCCGCTCGGCAATCGCGCATCTCGAAAGCATGAGGGAGGCAGCATGACCAATATGGTTAGCTACCGCCATTCCGCCGGCGGGGAAACACGCTTCGTTCAATACGCCAGTGACCCGCTGCCGAAGTGGGCGGTCGATGTCCAGCCCCACACGGAGGGTCTGACACCCTTCGTCCTCGGCTGGCCCGACAAGGCCCTTAGCCCGAATGCTCGCGTGCATTGGGCAAAGAAGGCGAAGGCGGTAAAGGCGGCGCGCGCGGCGGCATACTACAGCACGAGGATGGTTACGCTTCGGCGCCCCGAGTGGGAGCGCGTTGGCATCTCCGTTACCTTCTTCCCACCGGACAAGCGCCGAAGGGATCGCGACAACCTTCAGGCCAGCCTCAAGGCCCACTTCGATGGGATCGCTGATGCCCTCGGCATAGACGACAGCCTTTTCCAACCAACCTACGCAATCGGTGAGCCCGTCAAGGGCGGTGCTGTGCGCGTGGAAATACGACCTATTTAGACCAATCGCCGGTCGGGGGATCGGCAGAAAGCGTGTGCAATGAGTGATCTCTCTACGTTCGCCGGACAGGCGGAACACTACGCTGGCGTGCGTGCGCGGCTGGGTTCGCCAACACGGCTGCCTTACAGGCTCCCAGACCTACGGGTTCGCCCCTACAAGCCACAGAACATCGCCCGACCGACACCGCCTCCATATGGCGCGCCCATCAACCTAGTGTGCCTCTCTGGCGCCCGGAACATCATCCAACTCGTCGCGCTACGGCGTGGCGTCCTGGCCGACGATATTACAGGGCCCCGGCGTGACCGGGCGACTGTCGCGATCCGGTACGAAGCCATCCGCCTGGTGCACTCCCACTGCTCCCATTTGAGCATGCCAGACATCGGGCGCGCGTTCGGCGGGCGGGACCATTCGAGCATTTTGTACGCCCTCGGACGCATAAAAAGGTCTCCCCACGTCAAGACCTGTGGAGAAGTTGTTCCCGTCATTATCAACAATGCACAGGCAGGGGGCTTGTAAAGGCGGAGGCCAGAGCATTTCCGGGCAAATCACCTTAGAATTATAGATCTGAACGTGAGTATTATCCACAGTCAAATTGGTTAAGAAGACGTTAACCGACAGTCGGAAAGATGGGGCACATGAGCAAGATCAAAATCAGCATCCAAGACACTGCTGCCCACCCGGCGCCAGCGAACGACAACACGACATGGAAGACTTTGGGCGCCGCTGTCGGGGCGGTCGTCCAGCGCATTCTTGAGGGGAGGCCGGTCTACTGATGGACCGCGTTGCCCTCGAAAATGTTGACGCGGAATTCGCCCTGGTCGGGTCGCTTTTGGCATGGCCGAAAACCATGCTGATGATTGGCGACACGATTAGCGCCGAGTGGTTCACCGACGACTCCGCGCGTGTGTTTTTTGATGCGGCGCTAAAGGTGCACCAGGCGGGCGGCGAGATCTCGCGCGAGGCGGTGATCGGACATCTTCCCGACCTCGCCAACGACCATGACCCGCTGCTCGTCCAGAAGCTCTATATCGCCCTCATCGACAAGGCGGTGGCTCCAGAGGCCATCCCCGGCGTACTGCACATTGTCCGGGACCGTTGGGCGCGGCGAGTGCTGTCCAGCACTAGCGAGTTCGTGGGCCGCGTGGCGCGGGATGCCGCAAACGACCCGTTCGACCTCTCGTCAGAGATGATCGCGCAGGTTGAGCGCATCCAGTCCACGCGCAAGGTCAAGGACGCTGGCTACCTCGACCAAGGCGGCAATAACCTCATCATCGAGCTAAAGTCGAAGCGCGCGGTTCGCAGCTTCACGACCGGGCTCAAGTCCCTCGACAAAAAGATCGGCCGTTACAGGGCAGGGCAGCTCTATGTGATAGCCGCCCGCCCGGCGATGGGCAAATCAACCTTCGCCCTGTCATCGCTTATCGCTGCCAGTCGGGAACAGCATGGCGTGGCCTTCATCAGCCTGGAGATGACTGAGGAAGAGGTATGGGCGCGGTGTGTGTCCGACCTTGGCGACCACGCGTTTACGCCGACCTATAGCCAGATCATGAAGCGGCAATTGTCCGACACTCAGATCGAGGAGTTGGAGACGATCAACAACAGCTTACAGGGCCTACCGCTCTATGTGGACTACAGCCCGAACCTCTCGCTTCGCGACATCAAGGCGCGCGCTCGCGAGGTGCAGTTGCAGATGGAAAGCGACGGGCGTCGGCTGGACATCCTTTGCGTTGACCACCTGACCATCATCGCACCCGGCGACCGCTACCGTGGCAATCCGGTGATGGAGGTGAGCGCCAATATCGACGGCTTGCGCGTTCTCGCCAAGGAACTGGACATTGCCGTAGTGGTGCTGTGCCAACTCTCGCGCGATGTCGAGAAGCGTGACGACAAGCGCCCGACGCTATCGGATCTTCGGTGGACCGGCGAAATCGAGCAGGCCGCGCATGTCGTCGCGTTCCTCTATCGCGAGAACTACTACCTCGCGAACGACCCGGACGCTGACCACCACCGGCTAACAGAAACCCATTTCGATATGGACTTCCTTGTGCGGAAAAACCGCCAAGGGGAAACCGGCGACGTGACGCTATGGGCTGACATGGCGCATTCCCGAGTGAGGGACGCGAAATGAGCGACCCCTGGATGAAGTTCTACCCGCGCGATTGGCGCGGCGACCAAGCTCTCAGGGCAGTGAGCCTCGCGGCTCGCGGGCTCTGGATCGAATGCCTCTGCATCATGCACGAGGCAAAGCCGTATGGGCACCTAGTGCTTAACGGTCAACAGGTAGAAGGCGCCACCCTAGCTCGTATGACAGGCGTGCCCGTGGACGAGGTTACGGCCCTCATGGCCGAACTGAGACAAGCGGGCGTGCTGAGCATGACGGGCAAAGGTGTCGTCTTCTCGCGCCGCATGACGAAAGATCATGCACGTGCTCAAAAAGGGCGGAAAGCGGCCAACAAGCGTTGGTCGCAAACCTCTGATGACGTTGAACAATCAGATGCACCTAATGGGTCTGCCATTGGCCCACCTATTACTCATATGCCAGAAACCAGAAACCAGAATGTTGCTTCGCAACAGCGCGCGAGCGACTTCCCGTATGACCGCCTCTTGGCCGCAGCAGGCAAGAACGGCGGCCACCATCCCAACCTGGCTCTCGGTATCAGCCCCATCGTGGCCCTCATCGCGAAGGGGTACGACCTCGATGCCGACATCATCCCGGCCATCGAGGAAACCTCCCGTCCGGACATTGGCAGTTGGAATTTCTTCGTTCGCGTCATCGAGCGCCGGGCTGCGGAGAAGGCAGCAATCAAGCCGAAGCCGCAGAGGCCGGTGCAGGCCATCGACTGGCCTGCTGCGCTGCGCGCCTTCCAATCTCAGGGCATTTGGTACGAGCAGCGGTATGGCCCACGACCTGGCGAACCGAAGTGCCGCGTGCCGCCCGAATTACTTGAGGACCAAGCCGCATGATCCTCTCACTCCCACATTCAAGGGGAAGGGTGAGAAATGACGAATGAATGGCAACCGATTGAAACAGCGCCGAAGGACCGGGAGGAAATCCTAGTTGGGGTGCAAAGCGACCAGCACTTCTTTCGGTACGTGGCCTATTGGACCGGAGACGCTTGGACCGTGTGGGGCGATATGGACGCCACTAGGTCGGTCAAGCCCACTCACTGGATGCCTTTGCCCTCTCCCCCTTCTGTTGAATAGGGGGTTTGGACGATGGGGACTGCGGGGCGTTTTGTGGGCGATTTTCGGGGTGGGGAACGGGTGGAAAGATCGCGAAAAACCCTTGTAAAACTTGGACTTTTTGACGTTCTGAGTGTACTGTAAATCACTGTGTCGGCAAAGGAAAATCAGCATGATTTGGCACCCGTTTAGCCGCTGGCACCTAGACCCTCCGTATGACGACGAGGCGGACGATACGCCCGAAGATTGGGAGGACGATGTTCCCGATCACTGGTGGGCCGAAGGCGGATGGGCCGACCCGAATGAAATCGCCTTCCTCAATGCCGCAGGTGACGCATGAGCGAGACCAACATCCACGATCCCGAACTCAAGAAGCTGACGCTGCAGCAGGTTATCCGGCAGCGCATTATTGGCGTGCATCCAGACGATCTGGAAACTCGCCTCGATGATGACGACTGGGAGCGCGTAGTTGCCGCTCTCGACCGTTCCGACTGGATCGAAGGCTATTGGGCAGCGTGCTCGCTATTCGCTGGCAATCGAGAAGAGCATGACCGCCTCCGGGATGCCTTCTTGGAGAGCCGCAAATGAGCGCCCACTCCAAGGAAGTCGCCCGCATCCTCCGGGAACATTTCGGTCGCACCAAAAGCGATGCCGACTGGCTCTCGTGCAACACCAGTATGGGCATTACGCCACGCACAGACAGGGACGCGAGGGAGCTTGCACTCGCTCAAGAGCAGGCAAGCCGCAACCTCGCCAATGCCTAGTCTCCCCCACCAAACCCCACCAGCATAGAGGACGTAGACTATGAGTGAGACAGAGCACACAGAGCCGATCTTGGGCGGGTTCCGTCGCTACTTCTTCGATGATGCGGACGCCTTCCTCGAAGCCAGCGAGGCTGACCCACCGTCCGGTTACGCCAAGTGCTGTTCTGGCGGGTGGGTCGGATCGCGGGATTTGTTCATTGACTACCTCGTTTCGCCCACCCCCGCCAAGGATGGAATACCGTGAGCGAGACAATCGCAGCAGCTGCAATTCTATTCGAGGGCGTTGCATGCGTCCTGCCGCCGCCAGCGAGGCATCACACCATATTGCACGCGATCCATGCCCTGCGACCGGATGCCATCATCGGTCCTGACGAACAGGGCTTCGTGACAAACATTGGGCGGTTTGTCGAGCGACCTGAAGCCAAGGCGATTGCTATCGCTGCAGGGCAGACAAAGACCACCCATATGCACCTCTTTTCTGAGGATTTATGGTAGTAAAACTATCATTAACTCGCTGAATCGTCTATAGTTTTCTCACCTCATGGGGCACATGAATGAGCAGGAAAAAGCAAGCTGGAGTGAAGCGAACGGCAAGTGGGCGAAAGTCTCGCGCATCCGACGCATACCAGGAGCACATCGAGGCGATACAGACCCGCATCCGCCTCTTTGGCCTCACTGAGCAGGACGCGCGGGACCAGAAGGCGGCAACCTATCTCGGGCGCCTCTACCTGACCGGCGCGCTCGGCAAGGACCCAGCTGCAAAGAACGCCATGTGGGAGGCCGCGCAAGAGCTGCTGCGCTTCCGCGATGCCTACAAGCGAGCCATGAAGGCGCCAGACGCCCTCAAGAACAGCACCGGCTCGGGCGGCGATATGGAGGAGACTGAAACCTACGCCACGTGGTGCCACGGCGCGATCAACCGCTACGTAGACGCCATGAACGCCATCACAGCGGAGAACGCGCTGCACGCCAACCGGGGCGCCAACCTGCACGCTGCAATCGACTACATCGTGTTCCGCAACGAGGAATGGCCCCATATGGTGGGCGATGTGCGAATTGCACTGAATGCTGTTGCGCACCACTTGACGGGTGGACGCAAATCAGTGCATCAAAGGCGTGAATTCTACGGTCCGACAGTTGCGCCAGAAGCCGCGTAACGTTCGGGCCGTTTCGCATTTCCAGCGAGGCAATCTCTCATGGCAGAAGTCGTGAAGCTCGCTGACCATCTCACCGAGATAGGCGACAACTACCGCTTCGATGCAGACGAGCTTTTAGAGGATGCCAAGGGGCAGGACTTCACCAACCTCTTGATCCTCGGCCAATGCGCGGATGGTTCGCTGTACATCTCCGGCGCATCGAACGCTGGCATGGCCCTGGTGCTGATGGAACTGGCAAAGCATCAGTTGATCCACGGCGAATAACCACATCCAAGCGACCAAGCCTAGAGCAGTCGCATAGCCAACAAGCTGATCTGCCGCACGCGGCCCCAGCGAGGCGCACCACATGACAAATCCTAAAATAGGCCCGAATAGGGGGAATGCCGGTAAGGGCAGGCCCAAGGGCGCCAAGAACAAAACCACGGTCAAGGTCAAGGAAGCCTTTGAGGCGGCCTTTGAAGAGCTTGGTGGTGTTGATGCCCTCGTTACCTGGGGGCGAAGCGAGTTGAGTGAGTTCTACAAACTATACGCCAAGCTCTTGCCCGTGCAGATCACGGGTGACGACGAGAACCCACTGCGGACCGTCACGACCATTGAGCTAGTCGCTCCGGCGCATGACAGCAGTCAGGGTTGAACTTCCGCCCAAGCTGATCCCGGTCTTTGCGGGTGAGGCTGATGTGCGGGGCGCATACGGCGGGCGCGGTTCGGCCAAGACGCGCAGCTTTGCCAAGATGACAGCGGTTCGGGCCTATATGTGGTCCAAGGCGGGGCGTGAGGGCATCATCCTCTGCGGCCGGCAGTTCATGAACTCGCTGGATGAAAGCAGCCTCGAGGAAATCAAGGCGGCCATCCGGTCTGAGCCGTGGCTGGAAGAGCATTTCGAGATCGGTGAGAAATACGTCCGCACCAAGGACGGTCGCATCTCCTACAAATTCACCGGACTTGACCGGAACGTCGATAGCGTCAAGTCCAAGTCGCGCATCCTCCTGTGCTGGGTAGACGAGGCCGAGCCGGTTACCGAAGAAGCCTGGATGAAGCTGATCCCGACGCTTCGCGAGGAAGACAGCGAGCTTTGGGTCACGTGGAACCGGGAGCGCAAGAAGAGCGCCACCAACCTGCGGTTCGGAAACTCGACCGACCCGCGTACCAAGATTGTTGAGATCAATTGGCGCGATAATCCGTGGTTCCCAGCTATCCTCGACCGGGTGCGACTGAAGGACAAGGCGGAACGCCCTGACCAATATCCGCATGTGTGGGAAGGCGACTTCAAGTCGGTCATTGAGGGCGCGTACTACGCCAAGCAAATCACGGCAGCTCGTGAACAGGGCCGGGTAACGACAGTCTCTGAAGACCCGCTGTTTGCCATTCGCATACACTGCGACATTGGCGGCACGGGCAAGAAGGCGGACGCCTTCACGATGCAGGCCGATCAATTCGTTGGGCAGCGCATCAACGTCCTGAACTACTACGAGGCACAAGGCCAGCCGATTGGGCATCACCTCGATTGGTTGAGGCGCAACGGGTACACGCCAGGCCGGGCAATCATTGTTCTGCCGCATGACGGCGACACACACGATAAGGTCTATGACGTTTCGTACAAGAGTGCCTTTGAGGCTGCTGGGTACGAGGTCGAGATTATTCCGAACCAAGGCACTGGCGCCGCAATGATGCGGGTGGAAGCCGGCCGCCGTTGGTTCCCTCGCATCTGGTTCAACGAAGCCACGACTGGCCCGTTGCTGGATGCGCTGGGTTGGTATCACGAGAAACGCGACGAGCAGCGTGACGTTGGCCTTGGGCCCGAGCACGACTGGGCATCGCACGGGTCGGATGGGTTTGGCCTCATGGCGATCACCTACGAAGAGCCAACGACTTCGCTGATGCCCCAGGTTGAAACGGATTGGGTTCGCTGATGGCAGCGCACACCAGTTTTCACCAAGGGCAGCACGTGTTCGTTCAGTTGAAGAACGGGGAGAGCTTCCGCGATCAGTTCGCAGAGAAGCGCTCAACGTTTGTCCGATTGTTCCGGCGCGGCAAGGTGGCAAACCGCGATTTGCGGGCCATCAGTATCGACAGGAAGAGTGCTGATGGCTGACACTGAAGTCGAAGACAGCGACCTCTCTGCCATCATCGCGTCCGAAATCCGTCAGGCGCAGACCTTCGACCAGACCAAGCGCACCCTCGCCATTGAGTACATGCGCGGCGAAATGCGCGACCTGCCGGCGCGGCCCAACGGCTCGACGCAGACCGACCGCACGCTGGCCGACAACATTTCGTGGACGCTCCCGGGCGTGGTGCGTGTCTTCGCTGCATCCGACCAGATGGTGCAGTTTGAGGCCACTCAAGAGGGTGGCGAGCAGCACGCGGAAGAGGCCAGCGAGTACACGAATTACAGCTTCTTTCGGGAGAATGACGGCTATCGCATCCTTTACAATGCGACCTATGACAGCCTGTTGTTCGGCAATGGCGCGGCCTGTTCGTACTGGTGCCCTCCCGAAGAAGAAACGCAACTGTTCCGCGACAAGACTGGCGAGGAATTGCAGCTTCTCCTCAATGAAGAGGGCTGGGAGGGGATGGGCAAGGAGCCCGTGGTGGGCAAGCCCCGCATTGTAGACGCTGAGGACCCGATTGACGGGAGCATCGTTGAGATAGAGGTGCCGACATTCACGGTACGGCTCAAGAAGGTCAACAAGCGCGGTCAAATCCTCGACTTGACGCTGAAGCCGGAAAACCTGCTTCTCAACAACTACGCCACGACCATCGAGGATGCGCGTTTCGTTGGCTACCTGCACGACGACAAGACCCGCTCCGACCTCATTGCAATGGCCGATGAGTACGGCTGGGACAAGGCAGAGATTGAGGAAATCCCGGCCTATAGCCGCCGCGATAGCACCGAGGTATCGGACGCGCGCCGCTCGTCCTCGGAAACGCTGAACGACAACTCGCCCATTTCGTCAGGCGACATCATCGACCTTTACGAGTGCTACATCCGCGCGGATCGCGACGGTGACGGCATCGCTGAACTGCTGCAAGTCTGGTACGCCGGCAATGCTGGCTCCGGCATGGTGCTCAGTGAAGACGAATGGGAAGATGATGTCCCGTTCACCGACATTCCCTGCTACCCGGTTCCCCATCGCTGGGAAGCTGAGGGCATGTACGACCGATCCGCTGACATTATGCGGGTCAAGACCACGCTGCTCCGGCAGATGCTCGACAACACCTACGCGGTCGGCATGCCGATGCGCGAGGTTGAAGAGGGTTCGGTTCTCAACCCGGAAATCCTCATCAATCCCAAGTTTGGTGGACTGATCTGGAAGAAGAAGGCCACGCTGCCCATCGTGCCGCACGAGACGCCCTTCATTGGCGACAAGCTGATGCTGGCCCTCGGCTACATGGATGAGCAGAACTCCAAGCGCACGGGCATCTCCAAGACCACAATGGCACTGGACCCCGAAGCGCTTCAGAACCAGACCGCGACGGCCAACCAGAACCAGCGTGACGCCGGCTACTCACAGATTGAACTCATCGCTCGCAACCAGGCTGAGCTTGGCTGGACCAAGTTCTTCGCCAAGCGCCGCAACCTCGCCAAGAAGTACATCAAGCAGCCGGTCAAAATCCCATCCCGCAACGGCGACGTGCAGGAAGGGCAAGAGGGCGGCAAGACCACCAGCAAGTACCGCACGATCCAGCCAGAGCTGTGGTCGGACGATATGGCCTGCACGATCAATGTTGGCCTCGGTACGGGCTCTCGGGATCGCGACATGTCGATGCTCAACCTGATCCTCAATGGCCAGATCGGCATGGCGGACCGCCTCGCCAACTTCGGCATGAAGGCCAAGGCCATCGAGTTCATCCCGAAGATCCGCAAGACCGCTGTTGAGATGGCGGAAAGTTCGGGGCTGAAAAACCCGGACGAGTATTACCCGGAAATCACCGACCCCGAATTGAGGGCCATGATCGAGATGGCGAACCAGCCGCCTCCGCCTGATCCGGCAATTCAGCTTGAGCAGATGAAGGGCCAGAACGCCAAGGAACTGAAGGGCGTCGATGCCCAGGTTTCATTGCAGGAAGCCCAGATGAAGGCCGAAGGCGACGTGGTGAAGAACCGCGCCGAGCTTGAGGCCGACCTTCAGACCAAGGAAGCCGACCGCCAGAACGCGCTCATCCTCGCCCAGCAGGACGCGCAATTGAAACTCGAAATGCAGGCCCGTGACCATGCGTTCCAGTTGCAGTTAGAGCGCGAGCGCATGGCGAACGCCGCCACTATCGCAGCGATGAAACCAAAGCCCGAGCCGGGCAAGCCTGCGGGCAAATAGGAGCCGACATGGCAAATTACTCGACCAACCTCTACAGCGCGAGTGCGACCTTCACCCCGGCTGCAACCTCGCATACTGGTGGTGACTGCTTCGGCGCAGCACAGGAATTCAAGTTGCTCGACCGCCTTGGCGCCCCTCCGGCATCTGGCTCGCACCTCAAGATCACGTCTGTGACCTTCACGCAGGCCACCGGCACGAATGTGACCTCGGTCTGGCGCTTGCACCTCTACACCGTCACGCCGCCGTCTGCGATTGCCGATGACGCCGCGTTTGACGTGCCGTCCGGCGACCGCGCGTCCTATCTCGGTTACGTCGACATTTCGCAGCTCGTGGATATGGGCGCCACGCTCTACATCGACATGCCGAACCTCGGCAAGCAGATCAAGCTCGCTGGCACTTCGGTATTTGGCTATCTGGTCAACGTGACCACGCTAACCGCTGAAGCCGTAGCGCACACCGTCACCATCCAGTGCCAAGCGCTTTGACCCCGGCAGAACGCAACGCCGCAGAGGCTAAACGCCTGCTCAGTGAGCCGCTTCTTGTTGAAGCGCTGGATGGCATCATGGCGGACGCCTTTGCCGAGTTCAAGGACATCGAGATCACGCCCGAGAACCTTGCGGCAGTGATCAAACTCCAGGCGCGGACCTATGTCGCGCACGAAATTCTCGACCGCCTCAATGCCAAGATCGCTGCCTCCGGGCAGATGGATGGCGGCGTGGTGGTAGAGCGCGAGCCGACCGCGTAAGCGACCTCGGCTCTTTCCCGCAGTGATGCGGCACGGCCCATAGAAGGACCCTTAAATGGCTGACAACAATCTCTCCGCTTCGGCGGAGCCTGATGTCACGACGCCTCAGACCTATAACGAACAGGTTGAGGACTTATCCAATCTCCTAGAGGACCCGGCAACGGACCCCCACGAAGAGCCTGAGGATAGCGAAGCCGCCGAAGCAGAACCAGAGGCCGTCGAAGACGACGATCCTCTAGGTCTTGAAGTCGAGGCGGAAGACGTTGGCGAGGCTGACGCAGAAGACCCGGACGGCTCCGATGAGCCTGAAATCAAGGGCGGACGATTTGCACCCGACAGTGCGAAAGTCACCCTTGACGATGGCACCGTGATCACCGTTGCGGACCTGAAGCGCAACAACCTCTTTCAGCGCGACTACACCAAAAAGACCACTGAGCTGAAGGCACGGGAAACCGAAGTCGAGACGCTCAAGTCCGAGGTGAGTCAGCAGGCTCAATCGCTGGACCAGTTCCGCGAGTACGCCGCTTGGTATGCCGAACAACACCTTCCCAAACAGCCCGAGCCGTTCAAGGGAAACCGCCTGACTGACCCGATGGGTTATCTGGCGTGGTCCGAAGAGAACGACAAGTGGCAAGCGCACGCCCAAGCCTGGCAGCAGTTCCAGCAGCAGAAGACCGTTGTTGAACAGCAGAAGGCCGGGGAAACCCAGAAGCAGGCCGAAACCCGGCTCGCTCGTGAGCGTGACGCGCTGCTCAAAGCCATCCCGGTCCTCAAGGACCCGGTGAAGGGCAAGCAGACATGGGAAGCCATCGTGTCGGGTGCTTCAGAGCACTACGGCATCTCGGCAGAGGAAGTGAACACCGTTGGGGATCACCGCATGCTGGTGGCCCTGCGTGACGCGCTTGCGTACCGCAGGATCAAGGCACAGGCCCCCAAGGTGCAGGCACAGGTTGCCGCCAAACCGGCCATGAAGCCGGGCAAGCGCACAGCCCCCCAAGCAGCAGTCTCCAAGGAACGTCAGGCCCGGTCTGAGCGGCTTCGCAACAGCGGCAGCTTCCATGACGGCGTTGCCGCGCTTCAGGACTTCGACCTCTAAGGAGAAACCCCACATGGCTCAGGCAGCCAACACCTTCGAAACCTACGACGCCGTAGGCAATCGAGAGGAACTGGCGGATCGCATCTGGATGATCACTCCAGAAGAAACCCCGTTCCTTTCCCTCATCGGCCGCAAGTCGGTCTCGTCTGTTCACCCCGAGTGGCAGACCGACACCCTCGGCGCCGTTGACC